ATATATATATTATATATAAGCTTTAACTTATAACTTAATAAAACATAATTCAAGAAAATATTAGTCATGTGTATAGAAATAAGTTAACATTGCGTAATATTAATTTAGGCCCCTTTCGCTGACAGGCGGGGCCCTTAAATAGTATATTATATATGAGAGGTTAGGCTCATGTATATAGTAGGCCCTTAGGTATTATATCTATTGACATAAAAATACACCTAATTATATAAAAGGTATATTAGATAGTTAATATATGTTAAATAGACATCATACTTATCAAAATCTAGACCAAAATCAATTCGATTTATATATGATGGTGAGGCTAAAAGGCAAACATTTACTTGGTAAACAATAATAAACATAAATAAACAATAGTTGTTTCTCTATAACTGCTTGATAATCAATTAATTATATCAAAATAAACAAATAAACAATATATATTATAAAAAAGTATATTATATTTATATATCATTTTACCAGCAATAAGTGTTAAAATAAGGTTAAATAACCTATTGGAAAAATTGATTTTTATTTTTTAATATCCTTCCAAGGAAAAATGTGTTTCTTTGTTTCTCCAAGAAAAATAAGCCTTTTCATTGTTTATCATATTGAATTGAAAATCAGTCACTTAGGCAAAATGTAAACAAATAAACAAAGAAACAATAAGACTTTGTTGTTTACATTTTGATAAAAAAACCCATAATGCTCAAATCCAATCAATTTTATAAGATTTTTATAAAATCCAATGATAATATCGAGTTGTTTTAGATGTTTGCTTAAAATGGATACAAATTAGGTCAAAAATATTACTAATAGGTACAAATTCACAAAATTTAGTTCGATTTATTTCCAAATATCACTTTTTACACCTATATTTGTCTCATAATAATTAATACTTATAACAATGTCTACGCAAGAGCATAAAATGCAAGATATATTACCTGATAGGCCTTATGGAAGTTACTCCTATAAAGCTGAACGCGCCGAACAGGTACAAAAAGAAATAGAAAAAGAGGACCAACATCTTTCTGCTCTTGAATTAACTAAACTTAAACAAAAAGAAAAAGCAAGACAATTAGCAGATGAAAAACGTGTAGAGGCACATGGCATAGTAGATGCTCGAGTTAAAGAGGAAATGGTAAATAGAAAGAAAACTATTGATACACTTGATAAAATACAGCACAGTGTACCTGATGTTATAATACCGGAGAATGCTGCAAGTGCTAAGTCCACAACTCGTAAAGATGTATTGCGATTATTAACAAGCCTCAATATCAATATGAACCTTCAACTGTCAAAATCTGATATGTATAATTTATTAGCATGTTTAATGACAGCAAATGAAAAACAACTTGAGATATTGTCACAAAATGGTAAGATACCAATTGCAATAAAGATAGTGATTAAGCGTCTTCAACAGGATGTTAAAGATGGTAATATGTCAACATTAGAAAGATTGTGGGATAGGATATATGGTTCACAACCAATGATAACTAATTTACCTGATGGTGCTAATTCAGTATTTTCTAAGTCAGGTATATTACCCAATCAACCTATCAGTCGCGAGGCTTATGTTGAGATAAGAAAAATATACTACAATGAGTGAGACATTTATAGACTTACAAAATAAGGTTCGTAAAGAATTAGATGGAAGATTAACTGCAAGGGACATGTTACGAATAGATATGTTATCCTCTTTGGAGACATATACAAAGGTCATGTTCAAAGCACAGTATGGCCATAAGTTCTTAGTAAATAGTCATCATAAATTAATGTTTCAGGCACTGCAAGATGTAATAGATGGTAAGTGTACACGTCTCATGATTAATATGCCACCGCGTTATTCTAAAACTGAAGTGGCTATCAAAAACTTTGCTTCATACGGATTTGCCTTAAATCCTAAATGTAAGTTTTTACATCTTTCATACTCTGATACCCTTGTTGCTGATAATTCACAGACAGTTCAGATGGCTCTTAAACAGCCATTATATAAAGATTTATTTCCTGACTCAGCATTAAGAAATGAGAATAAGCCATCATCAATAAAGTGGAAGACACTTTCAGGTGGAGAGTTCTATGCTGTTCCTACTAAAGGTCAGGTAACAGGATTTGGTGCAGGTAATCTTGAGGATATAGATGAGGATGAGAACTACACAACTATGGATGATATAAAATATGAAAGTTATATTGATGAACTATTAGGTTTCGTGGGGGCAAAAGAACATGTGTTTCAAGGTGCAGTACTTATTGATGACCCATTAAAACCAGAGGATGCTCTTTCAGACACTATTCGTGAAAAGATAAATAATCGATTTGAAACAACAATTAGAAACCGTGTTAATTCACGTAATACACCTATTATAATAATAATGCAGAGGCTACATGAACACGACCTTTGTGGCTATTTACTTGAAGCAGAACCTGACAAATGGACAGTACTTTCATTGCCTGCTATATGTCATGATAAATATGGTGCAGAAGAGGCTCTTTGGCCAACTAAACATACACTTGAAGAGTTACATCATTTAAGAGACTTAGACCCAGTAAACTTTGATACTCAGTATATGCAAGACCCTACACCTACATGTAATTTAATGTACTCAGAAGGGTTTCAAACATATGAACCATCACAACTTCCATCAACTAGCCAAAAGACTTATGCAATTAATGGTGAAGGCAATCAACAACAAGTAAATATGATTTATGCTCAAAGGCCAGTTGCTTGTAATTATGTTGATACTGCAGATACAGGTGCAGATAAATATTGTTCTATATTCTTTATTGATACACCTAATACAGTATATATTACTGATGTTTTATTTACTGATAAACCTATGGAATATACAGAAGGTGAAGAGGCAAGAAGAATTATAAGAAATAGAACTGAAAGAATATTAATAGAAGGTAATAACGGAGGTCGTGTTCATTCTAATAATGTAAAACAACAATTACGAAATAATAAATACTTTAAAGGTATAGTAAAATCATTTCATCAGACAGATAATAAGTTTACACGTATTTTTATGAATGCTGCAGGTGTTATGAATGATGTATTAATGCCTTTAGGATGGGAGTCAAAATGGCCAGAATTTAATAAACAGATTACAACATATAGAAAGGATGTAAATAAAAAATCTATTCATGATGATGCTCCAGATGCACTTACTGGAGTATATGAAATGCACATTCATAAGGCTTTTAAGCATGGAGGTATAAGAAAAGTTAATAGATAGTTAAAAATAACTTATTAATTTTTTGGTTATACCTATATTATATATATTTGTCATTGAAAATATTAGAATTTAAAATTTAACAATCATGGGTTTAAATTGTGGTTGCCCCCTCGGGGCTCATTTATCTGATTTGGCTCTTCCTGCATGTAATGTAGGATTTGGACAAATACAAAAGGTTTTGCTCCAGAGAGTCTACAAAAGTGGTACTACTAAAAATAGTATTGCTAACCCTTTACTACTTGCATCTTGGACATCACTACTTAGTGCAGCTGATGGTTCTAAGGTTATAGTTAGTCCTTATTTACAAGCTCCTACAGCAGAAGCCGGTGCAGCAAAAGTTTTTGGAGGTGGTAATAATACACTCGGAGGTGTCGAGATAATCGTTGGACGTGACCCTACGACTTTTACGTCAAATCTTTTCGACCAACCTGCGAGTGTTATTAAAACACTTAAAGATTATATGTGCGAAAATGTTGGTATATTCCTTTTAGATGACCATGGAAATATTGGTTGTTTATCTGACGGAAAAGCTACTCCAACTGCCTATTATCCAATACCTGTTGGTAAATTCTTTGTAGGTGATAGAAAATTTGGCGGTTTAGAGGACCCAGATATAAATATTATGTCTTGGAGTTTTTATCCAAATTGGAGTGATAATTTTGTTGCTCTTGTGCCTACAGATTTTACACCGCTTTCAGATTTAGCAAATGAGACATCAGTAGCTTCTTAGTTATTATGAGTGGTATTACAGAAGTTAAATTAGTTGTGCCAAAGTCAAATA